GCCCCTTGCGGGGCTTCATGATCAAAACTTACAATCAGCATGAGGAATCTCAATTATGGCTAACTTTACTAGATCACGTGAACGGGGTGAACCCCTGACCACGTCCGTCCGCACTATTACAAATAGTGCATCCGGCGGTGTTCAGACGAAACATGATAATGTTTCGTTTAAGTCTGAACGGATTGATGATGTTGTGACGCCTGATTTCACCCGGAGAATTAATTCCGGGGAGATTATTAATAATGATTGTACATACGTGTGCTATGAAGAAAGTCTTCTGAGTAGCAGCTACCAACTAAGCGAATTAGATTCAGATCCCACGAAAACCGTCATTCATGACGGCGGGAACCTGAGTCGCGTGATACACGAGGCACTTATGCCTGTACCTTTTAAGCCAGCAATCTCCGATGAGGAGAAAGCGAAGCTGAAGGCGCGTAGTAAGTTGAGAGCTTTATCTGAAATAGATAATACACCGTATGCTTTTGGCGAACCTTTGGGGGAGCTCCGGTCAACAATTAAGTTTATTGGAAATCCCCTTGGGTCGTTGGTAGACCTTGTGAGTCTCTTTAGGAAAGACGTCTTTAAAACGGCGTCTGGTGGTATTAAACTCAGCAAAGCAATTGCTTCTGTCTGGGCTCAGTACCATTGGGCTGCAGCACCATTACTACGAACTGTAGTTGATGCGTATGATGCAGCCATCCAAAAAGTTGATTTGGCATTACCCGAAAGGCTTACAGCCCGAGGGTTTGCCGATTCCGAGAACTCAATTGTGTTCGAAGAATCACTCACAAGCAACCCCTTCGCAGTGACATATTTTGTGTCACAGGAGGAGGTTGTGAACTACCATGCCGCTATACATTATATTGTAGAAAACCCCGTGAGGGGCCAGCGGTACAAATTAGGATTACGCGCGAAAGACTTTCCAGACATTGCCTGGCAGTTGACCACCTTAAGTTTCATGGTGGATAGGTTAATCGATATACGCTCAAGTATTAGGGCGTTATCGAACCTCGCAGATCCAAGTGTTAAGATCCTAGCCGCATCAACGACTGAAAGACGTTCCTCTCGTAAAACATATGAGAGTACAGACTTTAGTCGCTCTGGTGATGGCTACACCACGACGGAGCACAACGGTGGGCTAAACTTAATTAAAGAGTTTAGTTATACCCGAGAACGCTGGTCACCCCGTGTCAGTGATGCAATTGCGGAGAGTTCTCCGAAATTGCTTGTTGCCGACACACAAAGAGTGCTAGACTTACTTGCGGTGATTTTGCTGAAAGTTAAGTTCTAGTTATTTAAACCTAAAACCGAGGACATCGTTAAATGTCATTATCAACCGCATCCATCTTGAAAGATGGAACCCTAAGCGCTGCCGCAGGTACCGCTACAAGCTTTATCTCGAAAGGAGATTCCGAACTCAGACACAAACTAGTGTTAGACGACGGACTTGCGTTTGCCCTTGCTACTGTTTTCAATTTCAGTATTCAAGAGCCGCGAGTAAATGCTTCGGCACCAAATGGTCAGACTCAAATGCGTAACAACGTCAGTATCCTTACGCCAATTTTATTGGCAAACGGAAACTATACGACGAACTCACTCAAACTAGAGTGGGCTTTTGATGTGGAAACTACCACCGCTCAAAAGGATACGTTATTTGGGCTCGGCGGGCAAATTCTGTTTGATACAGACTACGCCGCGTACCGAGAACAACAGGCTATGTCCTAGTGCTTCCAGCACGAAGGATTAAAAAGCTCGTATTGAGCTTCGCCGAGGCGAGGGGTTTTGGAAAAGCAGTCATTTTGGCTGCCGTCGCTGGAACTGTCCTAGGCTTCCTATCACTTCCACTATTAGACTTGATTGTCTGTTTAGTAAGTGATGGTTGCTCTATAGGTCAGCTCCGGCTTCCCGGAATTCCCGTTTAGCTTCGGTTCCTGTTGTTAAAAACCATTAGGGTTGTTCGCTTGGAATGAGCACGCCCTTACCTATACTTAATCATTTATTTGAGAATACAAATATGAAAAAGCGTAAAGCAGCAAACAGGGCGCCCAGGCTCTTTAACCCTTCAGAAATCTTAACTGAGATTGAGAAGGGACTGGGACGTGATCTTCGTAGAGCTAACAATGTGTACGCTCTCAATGAAGGCTCGAATTTGTATGTTAGCAGACAGATCTCAGAGTTTCGTAAGAAATTCTGCGATCCACTAGTCGATACCAAACCACTTGAAGTCACTACATTCGCGAAGTTCTTGCGAGTGAATGACTATCTGGGACGCTTAAAAGACGGTTTTAAAATACCGTCGCAGCGTTACCTAACAAGTGATATGCCTTATAGTACGAAAGTACGTATAAGGGCACGGGGTCTAATAAACCACGTGTTATCGGATTTTAGTGTGGAAGAATGGTTCCAGGAGTGTAAACACTCTGGGGGCTCCTCTATCGGGGTATCTTTTTATGATACGTCGCCGGAGGCCAAATTCTCATTTCCAATATCTGCAACTAGTCGAGTAAAAACCTTGATCAAGAGTTACTGTCAATGGGACACAAGTCTCAAAGATGCGGTCATTTTGTTTAATGCCGCGCATCCAGTTCAGGATGCTGTAACAATTGTAAAAGGATCACGTGCTACAACTGTCGAGAAGAACGATACCGCTAGACGCATGATTTGTGTGGAGCCTACTGGGAATATGTATTTCCAGCAAGGCCTCATGCATATGATGTATAAGCGGTTAGCAACGTTCGGTCTCGATGTTCAAAGTCTCCCGGAACATCATCAAAGTTTGGCGTGGATCAATTCAATCACGTGTGGCAAAGCCACGATTGACTGGTCTTCAGCCTCTGATAGTGTTTCGATCGAGCTGCTTCGGGAATTACTCCCCCCGAAATGGTTCGCCGTTATCGACCAGGTTCGCTGCACTCACACTCTCCTTAATGGGGAATGGGTAAAGCTGAACATGGTATCGACGATGGGTAATGCGGTAACTTTTCCGCTTGAGACTTTGGTCTTCTGGGCTTTTGCACATGCAGTTCGTTTAACCGAAGAGAGGTCACTTACGGTCTTCCCGGAATGGGAAGATCTATTGAAGTGCTCTGTATTCGGCGACGACTGTATAGTGCCAACCTCTATTGCCGCGAATTATATTACGGCGCTGGAGGGGGTAGGTTTCGAAGTAAACGATGATAAGTCGTTCTATGGAGAAACCGAGAAGTTCAGGGAGTCCTGTGGGGGTGATTACCTCGCAGGGCACGCAGTACGTCCTTACACTGTAAGGGCGCCCACGTCACAGAAGATGAGTAGCCTCGAACCTTGGCTGTATATTATATTTAATTCGGTTATAACAAAGTACATTTCGCACTTTGGACCGACTAACTATATATACGATAGCCACTGTTTTAAAGCTCTTTTATCTGTGTTTGCGAAGTATCAACTAGACATTAAGTTGGTGCCTAGCTTCTTTCCAGACGACGCGGGCCTCAAGATTTCTTTTGATCTTGAGCGCTTCTCGCGGAGTTACGGCGGTGAAACTGAAATTAAGTTTTCGCCGATATACATATCAAAACACGGCTCGGTGTCCTTTAAGTTTTGTCGCTTCCAATATTGGGAGAACAAAGCAAAGGATGACGGTATACGCTATAATATGGCCCTTAAAAAGCCAATACAAAGCAAGTACCGTGAACAACCGAAAAAGCTGTATGATATACGAAGGAAAGGTGGTTACGTTGTAGGCAGAGGGCTCACATGCCATTGGCATGTGCCGGTAATAGGACTCCAGATGGAGTAGCCCCCCAAGAAACACAACTTCAATAAGGGATAAATCACCCTGACAGAAGCGG